TTAAAGCTTTGCATATTACTCAAGACCCTAAAAAACTAAAAGAACTTATCGGTGTAAAAACAGTAGCTGAGGTTTATAGAACGCTTGATAAAATTGCGATGAGAAAAGAATACCACAATGCTTTAGCGAAAGAGGGTATTACTTTTGAGTATGTCGTTAAAGGAATTAAATCTGAGATAGATAATGCAGACAAATCAGCAGATAGATTGGCGGGTCTTAATATGATTTTAAAATCAATCGGTTTGGATAAGTATGAAGAGACGGCAATAGGTGGAGGAGGATGGGAAGAAACTCTATTGAAATTAACTAGTACCACTGAGGGAAAAGAACCAGACAAGATTAAGATCGCTGAATATGAAGTTATAGAACCTGAGATGCCAGAACATATTAGATTGGCAAAAGAGAAAGCAAATAAAGAAACAAAAGGGCTTTATGAGTAATCCTGTTGAAAAATTAGCAGATCCAAGATTTTACTTAGAAAATTTTTGTAAGATTAAAGGAAAAGAAGGAAAGGGGTTAGAACCCTTTATTCTTAAACCTGCGCAGTTGGATATTTTTAATGTCATACAAAGAAACAATCGTATTATTATTATGAAGGCAAGACAGATTGGTTTTAGTACTGCAGTTACTGGATTCTTTTATCACAAAACAATTACAACTCCTGGAGTTACAACAGCAATTGTTGGATATAACAACGACCTTACTGCTGAACTTCTAGATAAAATTAAAACATTTTATAGAACAACCCCTGATGCAATTAGGCCTACGATTCATTACAACTCTAAGTTTGAAATTTCATTCCCTAAAGCAGACTCAAAAATTCTTGTTCTTCCTTCTACAGAAAACGTAGGAAGAGGATATACAATCAATTATGCGCTTCTAACTGAGGTGCCTTTCTGGGATAAGGCAGAAGAGAAACTTGTAACTCTTGAAGCTTCTGTTCCCGTTAATGGAAAGATTGTTATTGAGTCATCACCTGGAGCTGTTGGAGATTACTTCCATAGAATGTGGGTTTCTGAAAATGATTATATTAAAAAAGAATATGGTTGGTGGTGGAATTATACAGAGCAAGAAATTGAAACGATTAGAAGAAGAATGAATAACCCTCGTCAGTTCAATAACAACTATGCTTTGGAATTTCTTATTTCAGGTAGATCTGTTTTTACACAAGAAACAATTGCGTTACAAAGAAGTAGAGTTTGGAAGGTAGGAGATAAAGTTAAGATGGAAGATGGATCAGAACATGTGGTCAGAGAAGAAGAAGGTTTTAGAATTTACAGACCTGCAGAGAAAGGACATTTTTATGTATTAGGAGCAGACTGTTCTGAAGGTGTATCAGGAGGAGACTATGCAGTTGCAACTATTTTAGACAGAATGACTGGAGAAGAAGTTGCTATGTGGAGAGGTCATATAGCACCAGATAAATTTGCAAAAGTTTTGGATAAGTGGGGAAGAAAATATAATAATGCATTGATGGTTGTTGAAGCTGAAGCTCACGGTAACGTTGTTCTTAATATTCTTAAACAATTGTTATACCCATCTTTATATTTTAGACCTGCACGTTTTGACACAATCGGTAACCCATGGTCTGATAAGTTAGGTTGGAAAACAACAAAATTAACAAGACCAATTTTAATCGATGAATTCGAACAGATGACGCGTGAGGACAATATTACGTTACATAGTAAGGAAACAGTTGATGAAATGACGGTGTTTATTTTTAATGATGCTAACAATATGGTGGCTATGGATTCTTATCACGATGACTGTATCTTTGCCACTGCGATTGCTTTACAAGGTTTTAAAGTCATCTCTGATAAGAAGATGGATCAGATTAATTACGCTAATCATTTGCCCTCCGTTGGTTATTAAGTAGGACTATGATATTATAACAATAATATGTCAATCATTTTAAATAAATACACCCGTTTTAACACATATACGCCATCTGACTATGGGCCAGAGGAGGTCAATTTTCAGTCTAAATTCATGTTACAGATGCAGGATTCACGTGAATATTTCTTGCGTGTTATTAAACCTCGTTTAGATAGATCATATAAACTATACATTGCTTATAACGGTGATAGGCAACTCCAAATTAAGTCTTGGCAATCAAACATATTCGTTCCTTACGTACAAGCTGTAGTAGAAACTCTTATGCCTCGTGTTCTTGATGCTAGACCTGACTTCAGTGTTCAGGGGAGAACCGCAGATGACCAATTAAAGGCTGAAAAACAACAACAATTAGGTGATTATATATGGGAAATTTCAAAAATGGACAAGACTACAGAGGATGTAGTTCGTTCTTCACTCATTTACGGGATGGGATATCTTCAGGCTTATTGGAAAAAGGATGTTAGAAAACAAAAATTTCTTAAAACACAAGATCTTTTGAAGAAAAAGTATGTATGGAAAGAGGAATCAAAGACTTTTTATGATGCTCCAAGTGCAGAATGGGTAGATAACTACTCTCTTTTCTACGATTGGCACAACACAGAAAGGCAATCCAAGCAATATTGGCTTAGAAGACTTGTATTAACAGCTCCAGAAATCGTCAGGAAGTACCCAAGTGCAGATCCAGAGAGACTTGCATTGGCTTTAAATAACCCAGGAGGTGATTTACAAGACTATGCTTCAATAAGAATCCAAGTAAAACAGAATCAAGACCTCACAGTTAAGGGTGTAAACACATTTAACGGCCCTGCTTATGGATGGGGTAGTGATAAATATAATACTTTCGGTGATCCAGAGTTACAAATGTATGAAGTTTTCGAATGGACACAACCTTTTGCTGATTGTTACTCAGTTCACGTAGGTGGAGGATGGTGTCCTATCCTAAAAGGAGGATGGCAACCAATTCCTTACGATTTTAAGGAGGCAACTTACATAGATTTCCCTTATTTGAAGGTTCCAGGTGAATATGAAGGCTACGGTCTTCCAATGATCCTTGAAAATCCTCAAATTATGATGAATATGATCAAAAATCAGAGGTTAGATGCTGCTACTTTGTCAATTCACAAGATGTGGATCGTAAATCCACTTGCAAATATCAATAAAGAGGAACTTGTTACTCGTCCTTTCGGTATTATTTACTCAGTTGACCCAAATGGAGTCAGAGAAGTCCAATTTAGCGACATAAAAGCTTCTGCTTACAAGGAAGAAGACTTGTTAAAGGCAGATATGAGATACGCATCAGGTGTTGACGACTTTTCTATGGGCGCAGGAGGAGGAGCAAACTCAGCAACTGAAGTTAGACACCTTAGAGAATCAACTCTTGAACGTGTTAGATTATTCGTTAACCACTTAGGTAATGGATTCTCAGATTTGATGAGATATTGGATGGATATGGAAAGACAATTCTTTACTAAAGATATGACAATTAGAATTATCGGAGATGATGGAAAAGAAATGTTTCCTATTATACAAAAAGATGATCTTTGCGGTTTGTTTGATTACAAAGCGTCAGTACTTCCATCAATTGCTGGACAACAAGATATTAAAAAGAAACAAGATATGGATCTATTTCAACTTCTTATTAACCTTCCATTCGTTGATCCACAAAAACTTACACAAAAAATACTTACAGATTGGAATTGGTCAATTGATTCAGTCGCTAAGAGCGAAGATGCTGCTCCTACAATGGGTCCTGATGGACAACCTGTAGGTCCAGACGGGCAACCAGTGCCAGCAGGTCCTGATGGACAACCATTACCTGAATCTGACCCAATGGCAACAATGGCAGGAGGAGTTCCCGAAGTACCTTCTCCAATGGGAGGAACAAAAAATATTCCATCAGACGTTGCACAGAACGCACTCGCTATGTTAAGAGGAGGTGCAAGTGCGCCAGCACCGATGGCACAGGCTTCTTCTCCAATTAACTTGTTAAACGCTGGAGGAATGCCACCAACAGCATCAAGAATTCCATTACCTACTACAAACTCAAGAGGGGCAAATAGAACTGGTAAGGTAAATACAAACACAAGCGTTCATAGTATTAATAGTAATCCTGAAAGTGCTTTGGTAAATCAAGCATCAAGCATTCAGAAAAAGAAAAAATAATATGAATAAGAAGAAGAAAATAATTAAGAAATGCATGGGTAAAGGAGGAATGCCGAACTCACCGTACAAACAAGCAAATGCTCCAATAGATTTGCTTAAGATGAGAGGAGAACCGCCAACAACTTCAGCAATCCCAAGGTCGGAAACAAATTCTTTAGGAAAAAAATAATATGGATAAAAAAACATTATTAAAAAAGGCCGTCAAGAAGGAAGTTCCCTCTGGATTAGATGATTTAAAACTAAAGATTAAAAAAGTTCCAGCAACAAATGTACCGATAGGAACTAAATTTAGTAAACTAGATGCAATGCCAAAACCAGTTTCTCAATTGAATCCGATACAACAACAAGAGTGGTTTAGAAAGTCGATTCCACTCGCTTATAAGAAAATTAAAAATTAATAGCATGAACAAGAAACAAATATTAAAGAAAGCATGTGGTAAAGGTGGTCCTATGGACGGTATTAAGAATACCGCTGCAGGAATAACAGGAGCAATAAAAAATGCAGGTAAAGTTGTAGGTGCAGGAGCCAAAGGCGCTGTAGATACATTCAAGTCAACGATGGCCGCTGATCAAAAGAATTTAGGTTTTAGAGATCCAGGTTCTTATTTAAATGCAGGAGTTAGAGGTTTGTTAGGAGGAGTCGCAGGAGCTGCCAAAGAAGCAAAAGAACTCGGAAAATCTCCAGCAAAATTATCTGTACAAAAAGCAGTTAAAAAAGTAATTCCTTTTACACCAACTCCAGAGGCTGGTCCAACAACACCAAGACTTAGAGAAACATTGCAGAAAGAAGCTCCAGAAACATTGAAGATGCCTACAAGAAACCAATTCAGTAGCACGGCCGCTTATAAAGAAGCCCAAAGAAAGTTTACAAAGAACAAGAATTGGGCGTCAGATAAATAATTATTAAATTAAATATAAAAATATGAATAAAAATACTAATGAAATCAAGAATTATTTTACTAAGGAGGTTAGAGATGCGATAAGAGATATGACTAACTCTGAGATGAATAATTTGTTAAAGGAATTGGAAGGAACACCTATGTGGTTCGCAATCCTTAAATATAATCAAGAAAGAATAGCGGTTATACAAAATTCTTTCCTTGTTATTGATCCTGTAAAGGAACCTTCTAAAATATCACAGTATCAAGGTGTTATAACAGGAGTCCTTGATTTACAAGATGCTGTTCTTTCTCTTAAATTTGAGTCAAAGAAGCAAGAGAATCCTAAGTATAAGGAGGAAAAAGAGAAGGAAGACAATGGAGGAGGGTACGGGATTGTGTAGTTTTATTAGAAGTGTGTTATAATAAAAGATATATGGCAAATTGGATACAAAACGCAATAAAAAACCCAGGAAGTCTACATAAGATGCTAGGTGTTCCATCAGGAAAGAAAATTCCAGCAAGTAAACTTAATGCAGCAGCAAAAAGCGACAACCCTAAGACAAAAAAAAGAGCTATTTTGGCTAAAACATTGAGTAGATTTCACAAAGCATAAAAATGTCAATTTCAAACCCAACATCAATAAAAGTTCAGTCAAAAGACTTACCAAGAATAAGTTCTAAACTCATGGGTAAAATTAAACTTCCTAAAAATTCATCTTTTTCATTGTCAAAAACAAAAGTTCCTAAAGGAGCTAGTACAAGTACTCCCAATTTTGCTAAAATGACAAAAATTAAGATTCCTAAAGTAACAAAGATTTCAATAATTAAAAAGTCAATTAAGAAAGTTAAATTACCCGCTTACTAATATGGATACAAATCAACCAAATTATTCTGGACCAACAGATACGGCACAATCAGCAAAGGAAGGTCGTTTAAAGGTCGGTATTGAGAAGAAGAAAATTATTAAAAAATATTTAAAAAAACAACATGGCAAAAGATAAAAAAAGTATAGTTAAAAAAGCTATAAAATCAGCAACAGATTTTTCAGGTAAAGAGTCAAAAGCTCATGAATCAAAAGAATCTCCATCATTTAAAAAAGGTGAAGCTGAGGAAGAGAAAGAAATTTCAAAAAAATATCCAAATCTAAAGAAATAAGAACATGAAAAAGAACTTTTCTACAACAGAAGCAAAAAATATCATAGATAAACTAGGATCAAGGTTGAGTAGTAAAGGACTTGAACAATTTAGAAAAGGATTAAAAGTTGAATTAGAACACGGTAAAGAAGAAGCAAGAAAGAAAGGTTTAAATACAAACGTTACTGATGATGATCCAGTAAAGACAGGTAAAATAGCATTGATACATATAAACGAAGTACCAAGTTATTATACAGATCTTGAGAAGATGGAAAAAAGAGGTAAGAAACGAGGAGAATTAAAGGTCATTATTAAAAAACACTTAAACAAATAACATGGCAAATCAAGAAGATAAAGGTAAGTCAGAAATGTTTGATCAATCAGACATTACAGGCAAGAAACCTTATTCCAGTATAGGTCCAGATAGAAGTACTGAAGAAACTAAATCAGTTGTCAATAAACTTAAAAAGAAGAAAAAGGCAGTTGATGTAGCTGAAGGTACAGAGAGTACTGGAGAAGCAAGTGGGGGTAAAGTTTCGACAGCTATTGGCAATTTCGTTAATAGGTAGTATAATATTATTATTATGAATAAAACTATGGAAAAAACGCCCGAGAATTTAATAAGTCCATCCATTTCTGAAGCTCTTCTTAAGCTTAAGAAGGAGCCTCAAATAAAGGAAGGGATAAACTTGTTAGATATCGCAAAAAAACTTTCATCAAAGAAATTTGATAAAAAGAAATAGACGTTAAATCGTTTGAGCTCAGTCGGTTTATTAATTAATTATGAATAAAAATATGGCAAACAACGCATTTGATGGGTCCGCAACCGCGGGTAGCCCTATAGCAGGTAGTGTTCCAAATCCAAATAATGTTGGAGGTGGGCAGACACAAGTAGTAGCAGAGGAAGTTAAGATAGATCCTAAGCAACACGCAGAGTTAGAAAGTCTTGCGGGACGACAAGGACAGGAGTTAGGTGAGTTCAGAAAATTCTTTTCTGACATCGCTCCATTACTGGATAAACTAGATAAGAGTCCTGAAATCGTGCAAGCCATCATAGATGGTAAAGTTACTGGAGATTTGGCTAAGGCCGCAATGGAAGGTAAGGTTACAATCGGAGATGCACAAATCGTTAGTAAGGCTAACGAAGAAGTTAAGAAGGAGTTAGGTAAGAAAGCTTATGAAAATGCTTCACCAGAGGATGTCAGTAAACTCGTTGAAGATAAAGCAAAAGAGATCAAAAGCGAACTTGAAGCAAAATTTAAGGAACGTGATGAACTAAATGCTTTTGAATCAAGTGTTAATGACTTCATTGCCAGAACACCAGATTTCTCGACGTACGCGTCAGAAATCGATAAATGGCTTGATGAACATGATGTGACCGACATTGCAGTCGCATATTATGCAGTCAAAGGAGAACTTTCTGAAAGGGAAGCTAAAAAGCAAGCAGATATTGACAAAGCGGAAGCTGAAAAGAACGGAGCACTTAATATGGGCGGAAGTCCAACAGGAAGTGTCACTCATCTTAGAGGCGATGAAAACGTTGTTGATACACTCATAGCATCGAAATCTAATCCTAATATCTTCTAAAATTAGCGTTATTTAAAGTTAGAATAAATTGTTTTTAACACGCAAATTTATAAACTTTATTAGAAATTATTAGTTATTTAGAAAATTATTATGGCATATCCTTATTACACAGAGCCAACTCACCAAACAGGTCAAGTTATCAATACAGCAGCAACTGGTTACCAAAGAACAACCACAACTGCTAATACTGAACAAAGACTTATCGTTGATGCGGTTGACAAAATATTCTTACTTGAACCAAACAAGCACCCTCTAGTAACTCTTCTTACAAACGTAGGAAAAGTATGGGATGGAAAAGCATGGAAAGGATCAGGTATGATGAAGAGAGCTACAGGTAACCCTGAGTTCAAATGGTTTGAAGATGTTTACGGAGGTAGATACGCAAGAGCACAAGGTGCTGACGTAACTGCAGCTGCAAACCAGAACGTTACAGTTACAGGAGCAGGATCAAGTTCAGCTGCAATATTTACACTCGGAGACGTTGTAAAGAATGCAAGAACTGGTGAATGTTTTACTGTTGGAGCTGTTACGGTCGCAACAAACATCATAGTAGCAGCAGCTAGAGGCTTCGGTTCAACAGCTGCAGCTGTTATTAAAGATGGAGATGGATTGTTTATCATTGGTAACGTCAACGAGGAAAACTCAGGCGCAAGAAATGTTAACTCAACCCAAACTGCACCTCAGACAAACTACACACAGATTTTCAAAACCACAATTGCACTCTCAAATACAGAGAAAGAAGCTAACCTTTACGGAGGTAAAGATCTTCCTTATCAGAGAGCAAAGAAAGGTACAGAACACGCTTTGGACATTGAAAGAGCATTCTGGTGGGGTCAAAAGTTCGCAGACACAGGAGTTTACGGTCATCCAAGGAGATCAACTGGAGGAGTTCATGAGTTTATTAGCGCAGGTAATTCATATGTTCAAAATCAAGGCGGTCCATTGACAGCTCCAGATATGAACACATTCTTGAGAGAAGGTTTTACTTACGGTAATGATACAAAATTGATCTTCGCTGGAGGTATCGTGCTACAAGCTATCAACGAAATTGCAAGAGGACAAATCCTATGTAAACCAGTTGAGACAACTTATGGTATGAAGATTTCAACATGGGTCACAGCATTCGGTACAGTAAACATTGTACACAACCCATTGTTCGTACAGGATTACGCAGGTTACGCATTTATGATGGATATGGACGCTTTTGCTTACAGATTCATGAACAACAGAGATACATCTCTACAAACTAACATCCAAGCACCAGATGCAGATGGAGAAGTAGATCAATATATCACTGAGTGCGGACTTCAAAGAGAACAATCACCTAAGCACGCATTGCTTCTTGGTGTTACATCCTAGTTTAAGTTAAGTTAAAATTACGTTTAAGATTCCTTCATGCTCCTGGGAATTAAAATCAGGAGCATGGGCGGTTTCGAGCCGCTCCCTATTAGGTCCAAGGTTAGGGACCGATTAAAAAAAATTATTATGGCAAGCATGGAAGGATTAAAATCAAGATATTTGTTAAGAGAATCAAAAGTAGCAAGAGTATTAGATGATCAACCAGTAGCTCTTAGAATTACCTATAGTGGTGCTTCTACATCAGCTCCAGTTATCTCTGTTATTACAGCTACATCGATGACACTTACAACATCTTTTGGTGCAACAGTTTTCACATTCGCAACATTTTCAACACTCGCTCTTTTGGCAGCTGCTATCAATGCAGGTAAAGGAGATGCAGGTGCAGGTGCAGCATTGGGAGGCTTTACAGCAAGAATCATGGATGCACTACCATCAACAATAACAACGGCTTCAAACATCATTGTTAGTGCTGGTTTAGTAGCATCATCTGTAGAAGGTGAATTAGTTTACGATGCCCTTATCGACACAAGTACAACTAAATTCTTAGCTTACAGAGTTGCTTATGACAGAAATGTCGTATCAAGAAAAGCTATTAACGGACACAGAGTTTCATTAGTTGATTTTGTTTACAACGCAAATGTATCTGCTGCAGAAGCAGGTGCAGTTAGAATTTATGAATACAATCCAATCGACGGTTCAACAACCTTAGTTTGGGCTGCAACATCAGTAGATTCTACAGGTACAGCAGGAGCAACAGATTTATCATTCAGCACATGTCCTTTGACAGCGTCTGAAGGTAGAGAATATATCGTTATGGTTATGGATACAACATCTCTAACAGATAGCGCTACAAATTATCTACAAGTCTCTTTTGTAAGAGAATAAATCAGGTAGGAACTTTTGGTTCTATAGGTAGCAGAAATGACCTCTGCTACTTATTAGGACCGAAAGACGTTAGTTTATTAATTAAAATATGAACAAAAATTATGTCAACCAAATTTGTTAGCAAGAACTCAAACTACATGGTGGTTTTGAGACCAGGAATAGAGGGAAATCGAGCAATCGGTACTCATGCAGTTCCTGGATTATATGTTAAATTCCAAGGAGGAGTTGTAGATATCAAAGAAGACTCAGTTGTCGAATTGATGAGAAAACACCCTAGCTGTGGAACAGACTTTTTAGAAGTTAAACAAGACGAAGTAGATCCATTCCTAGATGAAAGACAGGAAATCGAACCAATTCATACCATGCAAGAAATTAAGTATGGTCATGCAGAAGGTAAGGTAAGAACTGGAGCTACTAAACTCACACCAGCTTTAAAGAAACTTATTGAGGGTGAAGCAATTAAAATGTTGCCTGGACTTCTAAAAGCAAATCCAAAAATACTCAAAGATATTATTCTAGGTTTAGCCGCTGATATGAAGGAGAAAGATGCTCCTAAGGCTGAAACACCTACTAAAAAGTCAGAAGTTAAAGAAGAGACTAAAGAGTAGATGTTCGTAGGACTATGGTAATATAGAGTATATCAATTAATTTTTATATTACATGTCCAACGAAACCTTTAATTTTTATTACGATCCTACCCGTCAAGGATATGACGATAATACATGGAGCACCATATCAGGCGCTCCTGTTGTCGTTGCAAATCATCTAAGTTTAGGTAATTCAGAAATTATACACTTTGCGGATCTTCTAAGGGGAGATCTTTCAATGAGTATAGGAATAGATGCACCAGCGGCAGGGGATGCAAAACAATTTGGTTTTATGGAACATAACAAAGATGCACATCTTACTTTTAAGGTTGTAGATGATGTATTGACAGCAGAATCTTCTGATGGTGTAACTGTCTATTCACAGGAAATAGACTGGGATGCAGATTGGAGTAACGTAGACACAGTATTTAGAATCAAATGGGAACCAGGAATAGCTTCTTTTTATATTAATGGTCAATTAAAGGCCACATTTAGCAACACTTTCTCACTAGGAGTTCCTACAATTGTTATTCCAGGAGACACAATGAGCGTATACCTATCTAATAACGCTAATAGTGCTCTATTATTAAATTATTTTGAAGTATTAGGAATACAGAGTTCAAACCTAGAAGTACTATAGGACTATGTTAAGATATAATCATGTCAAATCAATACATTAATTTTACATACGATCCAGCCCAAGAAGGTTTTGACCTAGATACCTGGAGATTAGTTTACGGAGACGCAGATATCGTTGGTGGGCAATTACAATTAACAAAAGCAGCCATTATTCATTATGGAGATATTCTTCGTGGTGATGCTGTCTTTAGTATCAATATAGCAAAACCAGTCTTGGGGGATAACTCTAGATTCGGTTTTATTCAATACAATAAAAACGCATATCTTTTATTCCAAATAGTAGACGGTGTGTTAACGGCAGAATGTTCAAATGGGACAACAATAGCATCCTCAGCAGTTATAGATTGGGATGATGATTGGACCGATGTAGACACAGAATTCAGAATCAAATGGGAAGCTGGAACAGCAACATTTTTCATAAATAAACAATTTAAAGCAGTATTTAATGATACATATAATTTAGGAGTTCCAGTAAAGTTGATTCCAGGATCACCAATGAGTTTATATGCAACTACAGATGCTCCAGATCTAATGCTTATAGACTATATTGAAGTTAAAGGTATTCAGGGTTTTGTAATGAGTGAGGGTAACGCAGATTCAAGTTTTGAGATGATCGTTAAAGAATCAGACAAGGTAAGAATAACAGAGAATATTGTTACTGCGATGGTAGATGATGAGGCGGATAGTCAAGTCCAGGCAGTTTCTATTTCAGAAGCCGTAGTTATGAATTTACCAGTTAATCCTATATCAGATGTAGATGCAATTAGTATCTCGGAGGATCTAGTAACGTCACCAGTATCAGATAGTGAAATAAACACAGTAGATAACCTATCAATGGCAGAAGATTTAACATATGATCCACCATTTGGAGACTAATTTAGATGTTTTAAGTTAAGCAAGTCTAAAGGCTTGCTTTTCTTTTTTTTATATGTGTTGTATAATGATAGATGTTAAAAACAATTTAAAAAATGAATATGTATATTTCAATAAAATATTTTGGTTACTAGGTCGAACTTGTAGACAAAATGTTAATCTAGATTAGTATTTTTAATAGAACTTTTTAGAAAAATTATGGCAAAAAATAAATCTCATTCAGATGGCTTGAAGGTTAAGGGGTTTTTCAGAGTTCAACTTACCGAAGATGGAAAGGGTGTAGTTGGAGACTCAGGATGGCAACAAAACCAAGTCACAGACCTTGGAATTAGACAGTACATTGTTGACTGGCTAACTTCAGGAGCAGGAAAGAGCATCACTTACATGGCGCTTGGAACTGGTACTGTAGTAGGAGCAGCCGCAACAGCCCTTATTGGTGAATTAACTCACTCAACAAGCGGAAGAGCAGCAGTTTCTTCTTCAATTGTGGCATCAGGTACAGCTCAATTTACAGGTGCTTTTGCATCTGCAGCTAGCTTCGTAACAACGACAGCAAACATCTCATGTATCGGTCTATATAACACATCAACAACAAACGTTGGTACCCTCTTTGCAGGAAATACCTTCGCTTCTTCTTCATGTGCTACAAACCAATCCGTGAATGCTACATATCAAATTAGATTCGCAAGCGTTTAGTTTTGATAGCTTGACATGTGAAAAGCAATAAAGTACACTTACTAATAGTAGGTGTATTTTATTAGTTAATTTTATATATGAATATGAAAAAATTGGATGAAATGAAAAAGATCATCGCTAAAAGAAAAATGTCATACGTTGACATAGGATGCGGTGGAAATAAACAAGGTGAGAATTGGTTTGGAATAGATTACAGAAAATTGCCAGGAGTAGATTTAGTACAAGATTTGGAAGTTTTCCCATGGGCAATCCCATCAGAAACATTTAATACAGCAGTTTCAACTCATGTGATCGAACACATAAACCCATCACATGGAATTTTTATAAAGTTTATGAATGAAGTTTGGAGAATACTAAAACCAGGTGGTGAATTTATCATCGGGGCTCCTTATGCTACCTCAATGGGTATGTTTAGAGATCCAACTCACGTTAATTTTATTAACGAGGAAACCTGGTCATATTTTGACCCAGAAGATAATTTTTACAAAGGCGGTTTATATAGAGTATATTCACCTCTTCCTTGGAGAATCAAAATTAATACATGGCACACAGATGGAAACATTGAGGTTGTCCTTGTAAAAAGAGAAATAACTAAAGAACACGCAGTTGATGTAGATTATTTGTCTGATTTAAAGAAACACACTAAATTAACTAAATAATATGAAAAAAATCAACAATCTCGGTCATAATTTGACCAAAAACGTTCCTGTTAAGAAACAAAGAAGCGATTATTCACTTCAGGGTCAAATAAGACATGAATGTGACAAGAACCCAGACTCAAAAAACGGGGTCTGGACGAATAGAATCCTTATAGCTGTTCCAAGTACTGGTTTATGTAGAATTGAGTGGGTAATGGCCAAATATGGGCAGATTATACCTACAAACTGGTCTCAGGTAGAGATGATTCAGTGGTTAAACACATATGCACCGATAGAATATCAACTTCCAGACGCAGAGAATTTGATTGCAAAGACCGTTGTAGAAGGCGATTTTGAGTGGTTTTTGTCAATAGAACAAGATAATGTCATCCCACAAGATGCTTTTGTGAGACTAAATGAGTATATGACTTCAGCTAAAATACCGATAATTTCTGGTCTTTATTACACCAAATCAGTACCTCCAGAACCTATTTTATATAGAGGAAGAGGTAATGGATCTTTTAGAGACTTCAAACTAGGAGATAAAGTTTGGGCAGATGGAATTCCTTTCGGTTTTACCCTCATCCATGGATCTATAATTAAAGCTATTTGGAACGAAAGTGAAGAATACACAATAGGTGGACAAGTCACTAGAAAAGTGTTCGAATTACCTAACTTTAATAAAGGTAATATGGGGTTTGACAACAAACCTGAAGACACAGAAGGTAGTGCTAGATTTGCTTACACAAGAGGAACTACAGATCTTAATTTCTGTAAGAGAGTTATGAGAGATAATATCTTCGTAAAAGCAGGATGGCCTAAATTTCAAAAGATGAAATATCCATTCTTAGTAGATACAAATATCTTAGTACAACATATTGATAACGCGGGTAGAATGTATCCATTGGGGGGTGTTCCAAGACATAATGCTCCAGTTAAGGGGGTTAAACCTAAGGAAATCAAGTAATATACTAAAAATACCTCAGAAATGAGGTATTTTTTTATGTCTAGGACTGTGATAAAATATAGGAATGAATAATAATTTAAATGATGGACAAACACATAAACT